GGCCAGTTCAAGAAAAGCGAGCGAAGAAGAACGGGCAAGAAACTTCGCAAGGACCGGAATCAAAGAAGGGCGGTCTAAGTGGTTAAAGTGGGGGAGATGGAGGGGGAGTCGAGGAGCAGCTTTCCGCGGATGAGAACCGTTCCACAGATGGGCGCCTTGGATTTGAGGTCCACGCAGTCAGCATTCTGGTGAAAGCTGGCGTGGAGACGAGGGGTGTCGTAGTACTTGGTGGAGTCTTTGATGATGGGGTTGAGGGAAAGGAGCGGGCAGGGGATGGAGATGGAGGAGGAGATGCCAAGAGGGCCGCCGAAGGAGACGCGTTGAGAGCCGTAGGTGTTCATGATGTTTTCGGCGGTGAGGGACTGGTCGTTAGTGGTCCAGGCAAGATCGATGGTGATGGGGTACTTGTACGAGATGGCCATGGGGGTGATGAGGGCCTCGAGCTCGACGAGCTTGGCGTAGCGGAATGGCGTGGAGAGATGGATGATGGGGGTGGCGTTGGCTATGTCTTGGCTGGTGATCTTGGATTCCTGGCCGTTGAGGTCGTAGTAGATCCACTGAAACTGGCGGCTCACACCAGCAGATGGGGACTTGGCGGTTGCGATCGGCGGTGACGGCGAAGGAAGCTGAGGAGGAGGAATGACGCGAGAGCCAGCGTCAGGGACAGCGCCAGGTTCTTGAGGAGGAGAGGCAATCGACGGCACATGGGAGCGGGAGAGGCTTTGGAGAAGAGGGAGGAGGAAAGAGAAATCCATGGAGGGCGTGGGAGTTGGGGCGGCTCCAAAGAGCAAAGGCAGAGGGGCGGCGGTGGAGGGCGTGTTGACTTGGAAGTCCTGGAGGTGGCGGATGATGTGAGTATCAGCTTGGTCGTTATGCAACTCTGGAAGCAATTCACCCTCATTCGGGGAAGCTATGGGGAGGAAAGAGGAGGTTGGAGAGCGTTTGGAGGCGATGAAGACACGGCGGGCAGCGACGGGGAGCATGCTCCAGACGGGAGCGGTAATGGATGAGAGGGCGGAGAGAATCGAGTTGATGGTCGAGGAGGGGATTTCTCCGATATTGAGAGCGACTTTGAGAGCAGGGGGGGCATGGCGGCAAAAGAAGTCGAAGCAGGCGGATTGAAAGGAGACGTGAGAGAGGGGGAGCAGGTTCCACATGGACTGACCGAGGGAATGGCCGACGGAGAATTCAGTTAGGTAGCTGACAAGCTTGTCTGGGATGGTGTTGTCATCTATGGCCATGGCAAGTTTTGTGAAAAGGGCGAGGGGTGAGCGGCAGGCTCCAGAAGGACCGACGAAGTAGCCACAGAAGAGGGCGTACTTGTCGATCTCAATCTTGAAGCGGAGGGAGAGGAGAGGCTGAATGGAGGGCCAGGCCTGGTTAAGGGGGGGAATGGAGTCGATAAGAGAGTCGTCGCCGCTGACCATAACGGCTTCGGAGGTGATGTTGTATTGGGTGAAGAGGACGGCGAGGTTGTAATCGGTGTTGTCGTCATAGGTTCCAGGTTCTCCAGTGAGGCGCATGCAGGTGAGGGGTCCGAATTGGGTGTCAACGTTGGTTTTCAGGTGGACATGGAGGTCGATAAGGGCTTGAGGGATGGAGAGGCGGTGCATTTTGAGGCGTTCGAGGACGACGGCTTCGCCATGTTGAGACTGATCGAAAGCTGTGTAGTCATTGGCGAGGTGTGGTTGATCGGTGAGATGGTCTTGGCACCACTGCGAGAGTTCGAAAGGGGTGTGCCCAGCGTGGACATAAATGTTGGAGGGGCGGTCCTTACTGTCGAAGATGCGTTGGTATTTTTTGACAGGCCCCAGGAGGAGGATGACGGCGTCGTGCATGAGGGCGAGGGTTTGGCAAGCTTTCCAATTCCCAAAGATGGAGTTGTCATTTGTCTTGTGTTGGGTCTTGGAAAAGATGCGGACGGCGGCCCAGCGCCAGTCTGGATCCGAGCGGTTTGCGTTTGCCATGATAACAGATTGGGTCTTGGAGGACAGCTGGCAAAACTCGTTGGCGTTGATGCATTCAATGAAGAGAGCCTCGTCAAAAGGAACCTCCGAGAGTGGGGAACGATGGTAGGCTCTGCACAGGGATTGGAAAAGGACGGCTCCGAGAATCTCATCTTTGGGGGAAATGGAATAGGGAGCTGGGGAAGGTCGGAAGCGGAGACGCTTGGGAATGGAAGCGGGTAGGAGGGTTGGGTCAGACTTCTCGGAGTGGATGGCGGAAGCAACGGAAAAGGGGAGGGCGGAGATTTCGAAGGGCTGGTTGAGCAAGGGGAACTGGTTGCTGGATTGGTCGCGCCAGATGATTTCTTTCACTTGAGGGTCGTGGGCGGGGATGAATTGCGAGGCTAGGACGTAAAAGTCTTCGCCGGGGTAGACGGGGGTGTGGGCAGTGGAAGAGGGGCGGAGATCGGAGCAGAAGGCCGGTGAGGAAACTTGGGTGGAGGGGATGTCGTAATGAAAAGGGCGGCGGGTCTCTGGGAGGAAGTGGGTGGAGATCTGGGGCGAGGCTTCGGAGCCGTCGCCGGAGAAGATTTGGGCGATCTGGAGGACATCGGACACATGAGAGCTGGGGAGGGAAGCGGTGAGGGGTAAAACTCCGGGGATGGATGGATTGGGTCGCAGGGGAACATGAGAGGATCTGGAGACTATTTCGGCTAAGGGGCGGAAAACAGGGGCAATGATAGGGTCAGCGGTTTCATTGGATTGGAGGGAAAAAATGGGAAGAAGGTCAGTTGGAAGTTCAGAGCGAGCGCCGCGGAGGGGGGTGACGCGGGAAGTGAGCGGTTCGGTGATGATCTCAACGCCGGTTAGCATGTTGCGAAAGATGTCTGAAAGCGAGATGGGTTGGTCGGCGTGGAAGCGGGAGAAAAGCAGATTGTTGCAGGCAGAGTCTGTGCGGATGAGGGAATGGTCACCGGAGAAGTTAATACCGACGGTGGAACGTGTGAGTGCGACTAGGGACATGGAATGGGACAGCATGCGAGAGTTTCGGTCAAGGTGGATGTTGGCTGGGTGCTTGTAAGTTGAACCTTGGGAAGAGGCGATGGTGACAGCTTTGTAGCCACATTGGCTGATGGTGAGGGCGGAGGTCTGGGAGTTGCACATGATGGTAGCGTTGGGAGGAAGAGTTTGATGGAAGCGTGAGAATCCAGGCTGAGAGGAAAGGGAGCGGACACCAAAAAACTTGGCGACGCGCTGAGGGATGCGGCGGCTCCAGAGGCAGTAGAAGTCGAGGTACGGGCGGAGATGGCTGATTTCAGATGGAAGGCGGTGATTGCTGGAGTTGGTGTTAGTGGAGTGATATTCTCCTTGGAGGGGGTCCCCGAGGACGATGACGAACTGAATGGTGGGGTCAGCATGGATGGCGAGGTCGAGGTAGCCGCGCGGCATTTTGTAAACTTCGTCTATGACTAGCACACGGGCGGATTTGAGAAGAGAGGCTTCCCAGGTGGAGATACGCCAGGCAGTGGTGGAGGAGAGCTCGAGAGCTTCCTTCCACTCGCTGCGAAGCTCGGTGGTGGGGACAGAGACCTTGAAGGCGCTGAAAGGGTGGGTCTTGAGCAGTTTCTGAACGGGGTAAGATTTGCCGCAGCCAGCGAAGCCGGCTATGTGAACAAGGGAGACGGCGCGGGAGACGGCTATGTCGAGCTGAGCATCGAGGGCTAAGAATGAGTCTCTGGCTTTGTTTGGGTGAAGAGGGTCGACGTTGGCCATGACTCCGTCGAAGCCATTTTTCATGTTGGAGATGAGGTTTTTGGCGCGGCGAACGTTGGTGCGATATGAGTGCACGTGGCGGAAGGGAAGGTGGGTGGAGTCATGGGTGAAGCGGAGAGAGGCATGGACTAAGTCGGAGGCGGCTCCGGAGAGGCGGACTGGATTGGAGGCGGGGGAGTAGGCGAAATGACCAGGAGAGCCTGAGGAGTGGGTGATGGTGAAAGAAGCGCGAGGGCTGCTGCTGCCGTAAATCAAGCGATTCTGGCCCGAGATGATGACGGCTTCGAAGTTGTAAGCGGAAGCGAGGACGGTGAGGTGGTCGGTGGAAAGGCCGTGGCGAGAGATTTGAGAGGCGTCGAGGAGGCAGTCAGGGAGATTTTGCTGAAGAGTGAGCCAGAGGTCAGCAGGTTCAACATCTATGCCAGCAGAGATGGCACGGAGGAGGCAATCAGTGTTGGTGGGGTATGGGAGATTGGAAATGGGGCCGTTGCGCTCGCGGGTGAAGAAGAGGCCGCTGCCTTCGTGGAGAGAGGTGCGAGTGATCAGATCCCAAGTAGTGATGGGGCCAAAGCCGGTAGGGTCGGAGAGCAAGGCGTTAGTTTCGGGAGTGACTGGGACCTGGGGAGGGTTTGGGGTTGAGTTGGGGTTCGGGGTGAACACACCAACGGAATCGAAGGATAGGGGCGCATCAGGCATGTTGATCGGGGCGGTGGAGGACTGCTGGGTGATAGGAGGAAGGTTCGAGGTGGCTGGCTTCGAGAAATAGGGGGAATGAGGACGAAGTGAGTTGGCGGAGCCGAGGCCGAGATCCAGAGACGCAAGAGGGGAGGCAATGGAGGCGGG